ACAGATATACAAAATATGTTTGAGGATGTTGTTTACAACATATATGACACATTAGAAACATTTATTGATAGTTTTACCATAACCATTAATGATTGGTCTTTGATAGATGATATAAGTTTCAAGTATGTAACTACCACAACTACCACAACTACCACAACAACTACAACAATTTATATTCCTCCACCACCAGAGCCAGAGCCAGAGCCAGAGCCTGAAGTCTTTGAGGTTATAATGGATGATGGTACTATTTCTGAATATACAGAGGCACAACTTCTTGATGGGAATCAAGATCGTGATAATGAGAGAAAACGAAATTTTGAAATCTATGGAGTTGAATTAACAGATGCACAAATTGAAAGAGGAGATTTAGAAAACTATGACATTGAAATCATTGAGGATGAAAATATGGATAAAGACAGAGAAGAGCTTTCTGATGATGTTGATATACCTGATATTGATGAAGATAGATATGAAAATGAACGAGAACTTGAGGCAATTCCAGAAGAAATTACTGATGAGGAAATGGAAGAATTTATTGACACAATCATTGAAGTTGAAGAGTTTTTGGAAGATTTTGAAGAGGTAGAGATAATTATTATTGAAGATTTAGACATAAATTTAGAGCTTGAAGATATACAGATTCCGGAAAAAGAAGAAAAGTTTGATGATTGGGATACAGAGTTTGAAGAGATAGAAGATGAGATTATTGAAGAAGAAATCATTGAAGAGATAGAAAAAGAGATACTTGAAGAGATTTTGCCTGAAGAAATAACAAAAGAAGAATATGAAGAAATCAAAGATAAGGAAAAAGAAGATCTAACACTTGAGGAAGAGATTATCTTAGTTGAGGTTGTTGAGGAAATCATAGAAGAGGTTGTAGATGTTGAGGAATTAGAAACAGTTTTTGAGGAAAATGATATTGAAATACTTGAGCAGGAGGAGTTAGATAATCTTAGCGAAGAAGAACAGATTATTTATGAAGAAGAGCTTGAAGAGGTTGTAGAAGAGTTTGTAGAGTCTTTGACTGTTGAAGAACTCACAACAGTTGTTGAACAAGTAGCAGAAGTTTCGGTTGAGAGTCTTGAAGTAGCAGATACACAAACTCAAAAGATAGTTCAAGCAGTTGTTACAGAGGTTGTAAGTACAGAAGTTATTGAAGATTTAACAGAAGAACAAGTAGAAAGCGTTGCAGAGGTTTTGAATGTTGAGGCAGAAGATGTAGAAATATATGCAGAATTAGTAGAAACAGATGAGGTTGTAGAACAAGCAGTAGAGGAATATGTAGAGAGAGCAATAGAAAATGCAGATAGTTCTTTGCAGCCTTATAACTTAGCAGATGTTCAAAGTGAGATTAGGGCAGAACAACTATTATCAGATCCTGTTGGAACTTTGCTAGATGTAGATTTAGGAGAGATAAGTCTTGCAGAGATAACTTCCATGCCCGAATCACAAAAAGAAAAAGCCCAAGAAGTTTTAATCCCGGTAGTTTTAACAAGAATAGCAAGTATGTTTAGTATGGTAACGAGGAGAACAGGATGATAGAAAAAATGTGGAAATGGTTAGTTGAGGCAATCAGAGAAACATTAGCTTTGAGTTGGACAATTTTGGGGCTAGTGATTTCTTATTTGACACTTTCCGGACAAGCCGCCACGATAACAGGCGTAGGGCTAATAATTACACTTACAATATGGCTTTTAACTATTAGTTTTCGTAAAAATGTGTAAATGTCAATATATCTGTTGCAAATGTTCAGATCATTGCAAAAGTTATAAGATTTAACTAATAATAAGTTATAGTTATCTTATGGATTACATAGATGATATGCACTTAGCATTACCTCATCAACAACAGGTAGGCGAATCAAACATTGATTTCAAAAGATTTCAATATTATTTAGATATTGGTGCATCAAGAACATATAGGAAAGTTTCGGAAAACTTCGGAATTACAGAGAGGAGAATACAACAGATTTCAGCTAAGAATGGATGGAAAGATAGAATATTTGCAATAAATAAAATGTTAAATGAGCAAATAATATCAACTGTTTTAGCTCAAGTAGGAGAAACAGCTAGAGATTTATCAGAACAGATAAAGCCTGTAATTTTTAAAATAGTAAACGAAATAAACGAAAAAGATTTAGCAAGTATGAATCCAACAGAACTTAAGGGAATACTAGATGTTTGTTATAAGATACTTGCTCAAATCTATGGTTTTGGTAATCCACAAGTACAGGTTACAAATGTTGAATATCCACAAATAAACTTCAAATGGGATTGGGAACAAGATGAAGATTCTTAATTTATATTCTGGAATAGGTGGTAATAGAAAACTATGGGGAGATGAACACGACATAACTGCTGTTGAATTAGATTCTGAAATAGCAGATATATATAGTAATTTTTTTCCAAATGATAATGTTATTGTTGATGATGCACATGATTATTTAATAAATAATTATCAAGATTTTGATTTTATTTGGAGTTCTCCACCATGCCCAACACATAGTAGATTTCAAAATCTAAAAATGAATAGCCCTGAAACAGTCAAAAAATATCCTGATATGAAGTTATATGAGGAAGTTATCTATTTAAAACATTTTTTTAAAAAAGGTAAATGGGTTGTTGAAAATGTTATATCTTATTATGATCCACTAATAAAACCAACAAAGAGTAACAATCATTACTTTTGGTCTAATTTTGATATACCAATCATTGAAAAAGATGATAGAGGAATCAGAGGTACAAAAGATAATTTTGAACATAAACAAAAAAGATTAGGTTTTTTTGTTGAGGATTTACCAATAACATCTTTAAAAAAAAGAAAAATATTAAATAATTGTGTTTTACCTCAAGTTGGTTTAGCTATTTTACAATCAGCATTACAAGAAAAAATAGAGGTTGAAAAAAAACAAGATGCTCTTTTCTAATGAATACGATTGCTGCTAAACCACCTGATTTACATTCTGGACAAGTAGAAGTAATAAAAGCTCTGAATGAAAATAGACATGTTATCGCTGTATGTGGAAGAAGATGGGGAAAATCTACACTATCTCTTGTTGCAGCACTAGATCAGGCACTAAAAAAAAATAAAGTATGGGTTATCTTTCCTGTTTATCCACAAAGTTTAGAGGCTTGGCTAAATATCAAATCATTGATTAGGCAACTTCCGGAAGAATACGCAGAAGTAAGGGAGGTAGAAAAAAGAATTGTTTTGAAAAATGGTGGCTCTATACAAATCAAATCAGCTAATAAACCTGAATCATTAAGAGGTGCAGGTGGTATTTCTTTGATTATCTTTGATGAGGTTGCTTATATGGACAAAGAAACATGGGATACAGTACGACCAATACTCTCTGATAATCTTGGTAAGAGTCTTATGATTACTACACCTAATGGAGTGAATTGGTTTTATGATTTGTTTGAAAATGCAAAGCGTAGAGATGATTGGGCAGTATTTCATTATCCAACAGAAAACAGCCCAAGAATAGACAAACAAGAACTTGAGTTAGCAAAAGAAGAATTAGGCTCACTTGTGTTTGCCCAAGAATTTTTAGCAGAGTTCACAGAGGTTGGGAATATGTTTAAGAGAGAGTGGTTTAGATATTTTGAAATACTTAATGAAAATACAGAAGAGCCAGAATATTTAGTTGATGGAGAGGTTTACAAGCATTCAGATTTATCTTTCTTTGGAACTATGGACACAGCTTTATCACAGAAAGAAACTGCTGATTATTCTGTGATTATGGTTGTAGGAACAACACCTGATGGCAAGATGTTGATAATGGATATATACCGGGATAGATTGGCTGCTCCTGATTTAGTACCAAGAATAGAATATACAATACAAAAGTTTAATCTTGCATGGCTTGGTGTTGAGGATTCATCCTTTGGACTAGGTATAATTCAGATGGCTAGGAGGCAGGGGTTACCAATTAAGAATCTCAAAGCAGATAAATCAAAGACAGCTAGAGCTGTACCAGCAGCAGCAGGAGTAGAAAATGGCACTATCTACTTTTTGAAAAACGCAAAATGGTTAGTAGAATTTGAGAAAGAACTTACGAGCTTTCCGAGTTCTGGTACACATGATGATCAGGTGGATGCGTTAGCTTACGCAGCTAGGCATGGTATTGTAAGAAAGACAAAATGGAGTGTAATCTAATTGGGATTAACAGATAATATTAGAGATTTTTTCAGGCAACAGGGAGAACAAGAAACAAAGGCATATAGCAGTTTTCCAAACAATCAGGTTGTTTTTCCTTTCAATACAGATATAGGTTTTTTTAGTGGTGTAGATCAGATGAGCCCAGAGGGTAACTCTGCTGCACTTGCTTGTTTGAATGTTCTAGGTACAGCGTTTTCAGAGCCACCATTAGAAGTCTATGAAGAAACAACTGATGGTAAAGAACAAATATTAAATCATCCAGCATCAATGCTTATGAAGAAACCATCTCCATACATGAGTGGTAACTTACTAAATCAATATATTGTTGCATCTGTGTCTGTGGCAGGAGATGCGTTTATCTTGAAGTTGAGAAGTGAGGCAGGAGATGTAGTTCAATTATATCCTTTGATTCCAGAACAAGTTGATGTGAAAGGCACAAAAGAAGAACTTATTACACATTACGAATATAAGCAAAAAGGTCAGAATATGTACATTCCAAGAGAGGACATGATACATATTAGAGAGAGGATAGATCCTAGAAATCACAGAAGAGGACTAGCTCCACTTAGATCAGTAATGGTAGAAATACTTGGAGATAGTGCTGCAAGTCAAATGGCATCAGCTCTTGTGAAGAATATGGGTGTTCCGGGAGTTGTAATATCTCCAAAGAACGATTTATCAATGTCAGGAGAAGAGGCAGAAAACATTGCAGAGGTATTTGGTAGAAGATTTGGTGGAGAGAACAGAGGTAAACCTTTGGTTGTATCAGGTGGAGAGATTGATGTACAAACACTTTCTTTTTCTCCAAAAGATTTAGAGATAGGTAGTTTGAGGCATGTCAATGAAGAAAGAATTTCAGCAGTTCTTGGTATTCCAGCAATATTAGCTGGACTTGGAGCTGGTCTTGCATCAAGCACTTATGCAAATGTAAGTGAGCTAAGAAACTTCTTTACAGAACAAAAACTAATTCCTATGTGGAAGAATGTTGCACAGGATCTTACAAATCAATTATTACTAGCTGATTTTACAGATGAGTTGAATTATTCAATGATGTATGATTTATCTGATGTGAGAGCTTTACAATCTGATGAGGCATTAGAAATGGATAAGGTTGTAAAGGGTTTACAAGCAGGTTTCGTAACAATAGCAGAGGCAAGAAAAGCAACAGGATTTTCTTCGGAAGATCCTAACATGGATGTGTACTTGAGAGGCATACAACAGGTTGAAGTTCCAGCAGATGGAAGTGAGCCAAGAGTATTTGCAGGTCAAGTACCAACAGGCGTTCCTGATGCAGAACAGTTTGAAGAAAACAAATCTGGTAAGAAAGATGAAGAATATGATGATACCTATGTAATTCTTGAAGATGGCGAGAGAGTTCATATCTCTTGGCTTGAGCAAAAGAAAATTAAAAAAGAAGATGGTAGATATTGTGTATATTCAAAAGATGGAGATAGAAAGTTTGGCTGTTATGACACTAGAGCAGAGGCACAAAGAAGATTAAGACAGATTGAAAGATATAAAGCTATGTTTGGAGATTTGAAAGTAGGAGATTCTGTTTCGTGGTCTATCAACAAAGATCCAGATCCTCCAAGTACAATTCATGGTGTCATAGAGTCTTTGAATCAAAATGAAGAAACAGCAAACATTAGAGTGTGGGCAATCCTAGAAGATGGAGGACACCAGAGAACAGATAGAGTTGTTGAGGTTGAAGTTTCAAAGCTAAGAGTGATTGCAGCAATAGACCAAGAAGAAAAGCAACTATCTGATAGAGTTGAGAAAGCTCTTAGAAATAAAATGGAAGAGCACAATTCTGATAATCCAAAATTTAGAGCAACAATGAGAATGTTGCGAGAAGTATTCAAACGAGGTGTAGGAGCATACAGAAACAATCCGGGATCTGTGAGAGGTAATGTAACATCAGCCGACCAATGGGCATTGGCACGAGTTACAGCTTTCCTAAAAGCTCTCAAAACAGGTAAGTTTCCACGATCTCCTTTTGATACAGATTTACTACCAGAAGATCATCCAGAGGCATCAGATGAGAAATATGGTAAGCCAAAGAAACCAAAGAAACCTAGAAGAAGAAAAAAAGCAATAGAGAATGTTCCTGATTATATGCAGAGGAATGCAAGAAGAGGATTGGACTTACTTGAGTTTGCAGGAGATGGTTTAAGAGAAAGAACAATCAGAGAGGCTAGAAGAATGGCAAAAGGAGAAATATCTGATGATAAAGCTCGTAGGCAATCTGCTTGGTTTCTAAGACACGAATCAGATCTTGATTCTCCAAGAGCAGATGAATACTTGAGTGGAGAAAGTGATAGACCAACAGCAGGACAAGTAGCGTGGCTTTTG